TGCAATGCCCCAGGAGCGTTGATGGAAATCATTGCAGCATACATCATGGGAAGCTGATCGGAAAAAGTGCCAATGGCAGCAGTTCCGATTTGTCCCAGGGAATCTCCATACCAAACAGTCAACGTAGTGCAATTACTTGCAGTAGCATTAGACTTGATATAATTATTACCTGAATACCCAGCTTGAGGATTCATAGACACCATAATCAAGTACGTACCAATAGACACACTTACTGGAAAAGTGATAATCCCAGCTGTGGATATCGTAGACCCTAATAATGAACCAGGGAGCTGCGTATAAACACAATTATTGAAAGGATTTTGGACACTTGTGGGACAAACCGCTTTATACTTATCAGTAAGGATATTTAAACCCTGCCCAACAGCAAAAAGGGGCTTGAAGAAAGCCACCTCAAAGGTGACCCACAACTCTCCAATCACTTGACTGGAAGATTGGCCTTGGACAGCCAATTGAAAATTACCCAAGTTGTACAAACGCTCATCCTGATCAGGAGCAGCCGAACCAATCTGTACATAACGATGAGTGCTCCCAAGAGCAGTTTGCCCAGGAGCACACTCAATAGCATGAAACATGCATTGATACGGAGCACAACTCACAGCGTACTCATAATTTTCCATGGCAATCTTACTGGTAAACGCCGGTTTAGTGACGTTATATTCAGTTGCCATGACAACAGCACCATTTGCATTAGTGCTTGTCAATGAGATGAGGGGTTTATACTCCATAATCATTCCGACAATTTGGTACTCCTCATAAGCAGCAGCAATGGCAGAAAGCCAGGGAAACAACTTAGTGTTACCTGGATTGATAGAAAATTCGGTGTTAGTGAAATTTGCAGCAGACAAAACATCAGTAACATACTCCCTGTGACGGATTATATGTGCCTGACCTTTATTCTCAATGGCTGGGGCTTGAGTACCATGAAGCAAAGAATTAGCTTGTGTGGGTTGACCAACAATCTGTTCTTTACCCTCGTATGCACCAAACCCAAACATAGAACCTATAATGTCTCCTGCTTTATCACCTAACCAACCACCTAATTTACCACCAATGGCTTGTCCCAAGTACCCACCATGTCCTTTCGTGAA